TTATGTTACTAGCCTCAGCTAGTACAGTGTCAGCAATGTTGACATTACCTATGCTAGTTACTCCAGGAATTATTTGCCCGTCGTCGCCGGTAGTTTCCGCTGACGTAGTGCCTTCGTTTTCGATGTCTATGATCTTCCACTTAGCACTGCTACTTGTTACGGCAACATTGGTAGCGTGAGACTTTTTTAGTATCAAATAGTCGCCAACTTTTACCTTGTTTCTATCTACCGAGTTGAATACTAACCAAGCATACTCATTGTCGTTATTACTAAAACCCGTGTCTAATACGAGGTTATGGTATTTTTCAGCTGTTTCTTTTATAAAAAACTTGTAGGTCTCTGCCCAAGCTGGAGCGTTATTAAGCACTCTTGCTTGTATAGAGTTTTTGTTTCCGCAAAACTGTTTGCTTAAGCTAAAATTTAAAGATTCATCAACCAGAACTGAAGTTTCTCTACCGTAAGAATCTCTATACACGACGCCTATATGGTAAGGTCTAATAGACTTCACCGAAGGAACTCCTTTAGTCGACGCTAAAGAATAAGTTGAGCTAGGAGATTGCGTTATACCTAAGTTTATGGCATACTGAGTGACGACTTGAACTGAGTTACCCTCAGTCTCTATCACAAAGCAAACATGATCAGTGGCTGACAAAGCAACAGGGTTTGATTCGAAATCTTCCACCAACCTATAAGGAGTTCCTGGTTGAACCGTTGACAAAGGCGAAAAAGCTATCGGAGCGCCGGTTATGACACCAGAAGAGTTGCACTTGTATATATTAAGCCTCCAGTCTCTAACTTCATTAACCAAATTCAATCCTGCAAAAGCTTCTAGCGTTTGGCAAGAGAACGTATAGTCACCACTAACCGGGACGTTATAAACATAAGTGCTAGTGTTGTAATTATTTCCAGGGTCGTACTCTGACTCAGATCCAAAAGGAAGTCTAGCGCTGTTGTACCTATTGTCTTGAAGGGTTGTTGCCCCTAGATCTTCCCATGTGCTATGGGACACTAAAAAGTTATTGTTAGACTCAAAGCTTTGAGTAAAAGCTGCTGACTCACTAACGGCTTCGGCCGCTATTCTTGGAGATATGCGCTGTCCGCCCTCGTCTATTAAGTCATAGTTTTCAGTATAGTTGCCGTATATTAATCTTCCGGCAGAAAACTCTTGAGCCTTAGCCTTAGTTGGCACGCCATCAAATACTCTCGTTACTTGTGAGCTTTCTATAGTAGTCCCAAAAGCTTCTGATGTTATGTACACTCCATTCTGTAGATCTTGCGAAGATGAATCTAATCTAATAGATCTTATAGAGTAAACGTTTTCACTAGAACTTGATTTTAACAATAGCTCTATCTCAACAACATCTTTAGGTATCAGGTCACCTGTTACTATAGGACTGAAGTCGACAACTATTTCTTGAGCAATATTTTCTACACCTAGATTAAACCCATCCTTCGGGCTGTATGAATAGACTCCAGGAGCAAATGCTTCTCGAGAGTATGGAGAAAAACAACTAACTTCCCCGTCTGTATATACGTATCTATAAGCAAACCTAACGAAAGACTCTCTATACAAAGATTCTTTAGGAATTATGCTCACACTCCAAGATTCAGCGACCTCAGTGCCATCATAGCCATCAGGGTCATTTCTTAAGCGAACCTTGTATCTACTAGGAGTTACCGATATTACCTCACTTATAGATACGAAAGCTACGGCGTTACTAGTGTTACCAACTAGTTTTAGTACAGTGTCTCCTTCAGCGGAGTAGTTAGTTTGTACAGCTGTCTGTATGTAAAACTCTCTACCTATGTCAAATGGTACGTTTTGATTGTTGGCTAGTGAAAATTGACTGTAAACATCTGGATCAAGACCACCTGTAACGGTAGTTTGGATAACTTGATTTAAAGAATCAGCAGTGTTCACTTTTACGTTAGGTGGGCATATTGGATTCGGCCTAATAACTGTTATATGGGACTCGTCTAGCAAGCCTTTAGGCTGCATGCCGTCTCTATCGTTCAAAAACAAAGTAGTATTAGAAGTGTAGTTTTCAGTACCCTTTATGCTTCTTGGTATATTTATCTTTTTAGGCTCATTTCTACCGTCTGTATACAATAAGAATTCGTCTACAACATTTATCCCAGTTATTATATTGTTTAAAGGAGTTTGTGTTTTAGCGCCAGCGGATGTATTAGATTCTACTTCTTCAGTTCCACCTATAAAATTCAAAAACCTATCTGATGTAAATATTATCTTAATACCAGCGGCCTTCATCGACGAAGTGAACACGTCAGTATTGCCATAAACTTCGGTTATATTTATAGCTCCGGCTTGAGAAAAACTTTTAACTCTAACGTCAGCGCCGCCCCACTGACTTACGCCATTAGAATCTATAGCGTCAACTTTCATACCAACTTTAATACCTACTGGTCTTGAAAATTCTAAAATGTTTGGAAACACTCCTGAAGTTGATGTAGTAGTAGGAATTCCAGTTATTATTTGACCAGAGAAAGCTGTTGGAGAATACACTGCCTCGTAGACATCAGTAATCACAGGTTTGATAACGGCGTTGTCTTCTAAAGGATTTGGAGTTATCTGGATTATAGAATCTGACTTCACTCCTACTCCATTAACTAAGTCAGATGCTAGATGTATGAAGTTATATATATGACCAGCCTCTTCATCCGTGCAAGAACCCACGGTTATAGCGCTGCTAGCTAGAGCAATATCATCACTAGCGAAAGGCGATGTTAAAGCTTTATTACCTCTAATAGTTTGAGCTGTACCTTGCTCAGAGCCTTCTGAAGTAGATATTTCTATATTTAAAGCGTCTCTAAAATCGCTTGCTGGAACTAACCTTTCATCAAGGTCTTTATTCATTTTACCTTTTAGAAAATTTCTCTTTAACTCCGGCATGTATATTAGTGTTTAATTTGTTTCGATTTACCTCGTAGTATTTGTGTGATTTCTTCTAACTTAATATTAGAAAGCCTTAGTTTAGCTTGACGTTTTGCTGCTCTAGCATCTTTCTGGAACCTTCTTACTACGTACTCTTGTACGTTGGCTCTAGTAGAAAGTATAGCGTAAGCTATCTGTTTGTACATGGCTTCTTCTGCAAATTTATGCACCTGCATTTCCGCGTCAGTACCAAGACTATCACTTATGTATTTTAGTATCACAGTTGCACCAGCAATGTTAGAACTAAAATGTATATTTCCTTTCAATTCGTCAATATAAAAAGAACCATTAGTCTGAGCAAACGATGGATCTAGTCCATAACGTTTACCTTCGTTAAGGTTATAGATATTGTCGTCGTAGTCGTAATCAAAGTTGCTGTTCTCAGCTGGATTTTCAGTTTTGTAGTTATCAGACGTTTTAGACGTAGCGTTGTACTCTAACGCGTCAGCATCAAACTGATAATCTCCAGCAGCGTTCTGCTTAATAGAGCTAGGGTTACTAGTTTTAGACTGAGGATATATTATATGCTCGATACCAGCATTGTCAGACCAAGTTAATTTAACATAGTTGACGTAATCTCTAGGTAAAGGCATTGAAAGCGTTGCTGGCATTACTATCTCTTGAGACTTTACAGATTTTAAAGTATCAAAAGATAATTCTGCTAAAGCTCTCTGAGCGTGAAATGCTACATCAGTTCTTTTTACTTTAGATATAAGATTATCTTCGCCGACGTAAGCTATGATAAATTGACTGATAATATCGTCTAAAGATATAAACTGGTAATTACCTAAGTCACTACCAGTGTAATATGCTTGATCTGTTCCGCTAAGTAGCCCCATTTATCTATGATTTTTCTTGTTGATTTTTTTTATCTTCCTCTGCGTTAGCTATATTGACTAAGTTAGGCTTTTCCATCATTATACCAGCTAATTCTAGTATCTCGTTAACTAACGATGTTTCTTCTGAAGGGTGCAACTCAAAGTCTGTTGATGTTGAGCTATTATACAAAGCCTGACCTACAATAACATTATAACCCCAAACAGCGTTCGCTGGCTTCTTGATATAGTCTATAGCCACACCGCTAGTTATAGCTGTAGAAGTAGATTTAGTCAACGCTGAATAACACACTACTCCAGTTGAGTTTTGAATGTACACGGGTTTAGTACCTGATATTATAGGTAACTTAGAAAGCCTATACTGAGAAAATTCTTTTTTTGTAATTCTTTGTAATGGGTAAACATTGCTGCTAGCGTCCGTATAATATAGATCCATTATTTTGTAAAGATCTGCAGGTAAAGTTGTTCCAGAGCCCACCGAAGTTCCATGAACCTCAAACTCAGCTATCTTCTCCGCTAGCATACTTAGCATATCACCTATTCCAGTATCGTTACCTGGAACCCTGCTAAATTGATTGACATCGTAAAAATACTGCTCAAATATTTTCATCTGAGCTTGGTTAGCAAATAAGTTGAACTCTTGAGGCGTTATGTAACCTCTCTGCTCTTTATTGGCAATAGCCAATACTCTTTGATATACTGTATTTACGTTTACTGCCATTATGTTTTATTTATTATGAAAGCTAAGCCACCACTCGGGCGACCTAGCTATCATAAATAATCACTTATTTTAATCGCTTTTCAATGCTGGTAAAGACTTCCATGCCTTCATCAGTCTTGAACCACATAGCGAGTGCTGAATATGGATGTTCGTCAAAAGGAACAGTCATAAGCTTTCTATCATTGGAAGACCACTTAAACGTCCTGTTGTCTTGAGATAATTTTATTATCCCCATTTCAGTTGCTCTAATACCAATATTCCTAAGATGTACGTTATCGTCATTAGCTAATTCTAAGAACATGCTTGGATTTCTTTTAGCAAATAGTAGCAAGTCTCTTTTAAGCTCCTTAGAACTCATACTAGATACTTTAGATCCCAGTTCTACACGCATAATAGCTTCAGCCATATCTACATCCATTCCTCTAGCTGCAACTAAAGCCTCTATTTCTAACTCCATAATATCAAGCTCGTTTACAGCTTGTTTCACTTCGTCTTTTTCAAAATAAACTTTACCTTTACTAGGGTGATAAAGAGAAAGCAGTTTTTGAAGAGTCTGTTTGTTCTTTGGCACATACAGCATTCCGTCTTGAAAACTTATGTGAGATAATCTTGCATCACCGGTGAACTCATCTACGAAAGGTGTTTTTTGATTAGAAGTATACTTCATTTCTCTTTCATAGCCTTTTTCTTCATCAAACCACTTTATTGAAGATGACTTTAAAGTGTAGAATAGCGAGTTTTGATGATTACCTTTAAGTATATAAGTTCTATCTTTAATCTCCCAAGTATCACTTGGTGTCTTTGTTTTTTGTTTTTCAATTACAGTTTTAACCTCAATAGGCTCTTCGTAAACTGCTTGAACGTTTTCAGTATTTAAAACTTTTTTTGAGTTAGCTTTAATACTTGTTTTGTTTGGTGTTATTTTTTTTGCCATAATAATATATAATAATAATAGTTAATAAAAAAAATTACCCCACCCGAAGGTGAGGTAATTAATTGATTATTGGTTACTAGCTAAGCTCGTTACCTTTTAATAAGAAGAAGTTATTAGCTCCTTGAGTCACTAAACATCTTTCAGATAGGTAGTTTACCTCCATAGCATCTAAATCAGATGTTGCAGCACCCACAGATCCTGTAACCCAAGTCTTCATTTTACGAGACTCAGTTTGAGAAGCACGGTAACGCACGTGTAAAAACGGACGCTTCATGTTTTTCCCTAACATTTGATCGTAAACAGAAGATACTCCAGCTGGAACTATAACGCCATCTACGTCGTTGCTGATAGATCCTCTAGTCGCAGCATCGTTTAGGTATTTCCAGTCAGATTTGTAGAAGTCATAAGAACCTCTTCTAAATCCAGTGAAACCTAAGTTTAACGCCATATCTTCAGAGTTGTTGAATACACCATAAGATGTACCACTACCACCGTAAGAATTCATAGAAGCTAGCATGTCATCAATAGATAAAGATACTTGTCTGTTCAAGAACATCATGTTTTCTTCAATAGCACCTTGAGAGTCAAATCTCTTTAACATTAAGTCAAAGGTATCTAAACTGTCACTAGCAGCGTCATTGAAGTCAAATCCACCGTCCATAACGTTACCTCTTGAAGTGATTGCAGCGAATAAACCTTCAGTACCACCTAAGTTAGCACCTGCAGCACCAGAACCGCCAGCAGCTAATTCACCTTCGATACAAGTCATTTCACAGTAATCAGCGAAACGAGACATAGTATCTCCTGAAGCTTTTAAATACCATAAGTAACCGTTTTGTCCATCTTCTCCAGATACTTCAATCCAGCCGATTGCAGATGCATCAGAACCTGATACTTCGTATAAATCTTTGATGATAACTGGTTTGTTTTCTAAAGATACAAATGATGGCTCTAAACCTTCTAGTCTACCAGTAACACCTTTAGTGTACTCGGAACCGTAAACAAAGAAAGTGACAGTGTCATCAACATCATAAGCAGTATCTAAATTTGCAGCGTTGTAAGGTACAGCATTAAAAAACGCGTTTGCAGCGTCTACAGTTGTAACATAACATTTAGTCGTAACGCCAGCGCCTGTTCCAACTAAACCAGTAAGAACGATAGTATCGCCAACACGTACGTTAGTTGTTCCAACAGTTGTAATTTTCCCTGCTGCTGCTGAACCAGCACCTGTGAAAGCACCTGTTCCTTGAATGTGTAAACGACCTTGCTCAGACCAAAGTACTTGATCAGAAGACATCGCTTCTTCAGCTCCTACTTGCGCTAAAAATCCTGAGATAGTTCTGTTTCCAAAAACCTCAGCTTCTTGCTCCATAAGATCTGGTAAATATTGTTGAGCCCAACCTTGGTCTCTTAAGTCTACGTACGCAGAAGCGAGCGTAGCTTTTACTGCCGACGGAGTTCCCGTAGGTGCAGTATTTATTGTTCCTGCTGCCATAATTTCAAATTTTTAAAGTTAATTATTTTCGTTTCATTTTAATTTTTAAAGAATTTGAAGAATCACCACTTAGCACTTTAAACTTTTTTCCGCCAACCTTTACTTCACCATGACTTTGTCTTGGGTCCATATTAACGTTTTTACTTTTTGCAACACTATCCTTGATAGCATCTGATCGGCCTTGATCGTAAAAGTGCTTAGCAACAGCGTCTGCGTTCATTGCTGTGAATAGAGATTTGTGATAACCCTTAGCGTCTGACATCGTATTATCTTCTGCCAAAAACTTTTTGACGAAGTTGTTAATGTCGCTCTGAGTATTCTTAACCTCATCAGCATTGCCTACGTTAAATCTATAATTCTTATCTCCGACGTTGTATTCAAAACCTTTGAACTTGTCGTTAAAAACCTGATCGGTCTTTTGTAAGAAAGTAGATTTAGCTTTTTCAGCTGCTTTGTTATTCTGCTCGCTTTCTTCGTTATATCGATTAAAGAAGTCTATAGCCTTTTTCGCCTCTGGCGGAAGGTTTGAACCAGCCTTAATCTCATCATAATATTTAGACTTTTGCCCGTCTAAGTAGGCCTTTGCGCTGGCAACTTGCTCTTTTAGCGCTAGCTTTTTTCTCTTAATATCTTTTTCGTCATCTAAATCTTCATCGAAGTTAAATTGATCTTCTATTAAGAAATCTATTTCATCAGCCGATAAATGCGGCTTAGTCTTTTTGTAATACTCTTCTAATGCCGTTAGGTTATCAACATCAGAGTAATCTTTATTTAAGTTGACGTAATCCTCAAGTGTGCCACCAGTTTCTTCCATAAAGTCTACGACTTTTTGAATATTCTCTGGTAATGGCTTGCCTGTAGCTTCCGCCTCAGCTATAGAGTCTTCTAAATCAACTTGGTTTTCAGCCACAACTTCTTCTGCAACCTCTTCTTCAGTTACTTCTTCTAAGGCTGGAGCTTCTTGTGCTTCTGCTTCCGTCTGTACTTCTTCTTGTTTCTCAACGGCGTCGGTACTTTCATCGCTTCCAGCCACTCTTGCCTCGTCAGCTCCGTCATCTTTAACTGGTTCTTCATTGGTTTCGGTTTCAACCACAGGAGGTTTGCTAAAGTCAACTTTAGTTACGCTCTCTTCCTCATTTTGTGGTGTTAAATTATTCATGTCTATTTTGACAGTGTTGTCGTCGTTTTTGTTTTCTTCCATAATATAAAATATAAATTAGTGATTAGGTTAAAATCCGCCTAAGTCAAATCCACCAAGTAGATCATTACCTGATGACTCGAACTTTTTAGGCGAACCACCTGTCTTTCTTTGATCTATAAGCTCACTTTGCTGTGAAGCTTGTATTTTCGTTCTTTCGTCTTTTCTATCTTCTTTTTCTTTTTCTCTAGACTTCATGCCCGCAACTTCAGCTTGCTTCAACTGCATGTTCATTTGAAACTCTATTTGCATTAACTGCTTTTTAAGTTCAGCTTCTTGCTGCATTTTCTGCATATCTATCTGAGCCTTCATCTGTTCCATTTGCATGTCCATTTGGCTAATAGCTTGATTTTTCTGAACATCTGCTTGCGCAGCGGCTTGAGCGGCTTGAGCATTAGACTGAGTTTGCATTTGAATATTTTCTTGCTGCATAGCTCTATCTCTTTCCTGCTTTTCTTTTCTACGAATCTTTAGCAATTGATTCGCTAGCTTAATATTTTTTATTTCTCTCAAGTCTATAGCATCTTCTAAATCTATATTCTGCTGTTGAAGAGCTTGCTGAATATTGTTCTCAAGCATCTGTTTCTCCTCTTCGTCAGGAGCAAGTTCTAAGAATATTCCAAAGTCATATAAGTGTAGCTGAGACATTTCTTCAAGCGTAGCCACGTTGTGAGCACCAATAGCTTGTATAAAAGCATCTTTTGTTGGCGAGTACTCTATAATGTCAGAGATTCTAAGTGATAAAGCTTCGGCTACTTCAGACGTTAAGAATAACCCAGCTTGAAGTATATGTCTAGTCGCTGTGTTTGAATTAGCAGCAGCTAACTTTTGAACACCTACTAAAGCATTTTTATCTGGCGTACTACCATCTCTAGCTTCATTCAGTCCTGTCGTGTCACGAATCATTTGAAGGTAATAGTTGTATGTACCAATTAAGCTTTGCATTTTGGCACCACCACTACCAGATGATATTTCTTGAATAGGTACTCGACCTGGATTCATATCACCATCAGCAGTCATTGATCTACCAATAACAGAACCTGTTTGGAAGAACATGTTTAAAGCTTCTTGTGGATTATAGTTTGTTCCATTGCCTAAATCTATTTCAGCTAAACCATCAGCGTCTAAGTAAACTCCGTCTGGCACAAGTCTTGACATCACTTGTTGTAACTTCAAGTGTGTCAACTGAATCATATCAGCAAACCCTGTAATACGACTAACTAATGATTCTATTTTACCATTGTACATTCTAGGCGCTACAATAGAATAATTCATCTTAACCTTAGTATAATCACTTTTAGGTCGCATCATGTTCTTAGACATCTCCCATTTGAGTAATTTCTCTGTACCTAGTATTTTAGCTCCTTCGTATAACACTTCTACAGACTTACTAACCTTACTAAAGTTTGCCTCCATATCTTCAGGAGGATTAAACGTGTCGTCTTTCTCTATAGCTCTCTCAGCACCACTACCTGTTTCTTTAACCTTGTATACTTCGTTCATATACGTTTTATAGTTAAAGTATAATACCGACACTTGGTTATTATCAGTGTACCTACTGTTGCCAGACATTCTGGTATTATATCTACCGTCGTCTCTAGCGCTATTTTTATTTATCTCTTCTAAATCTTCTTGAGTTAAGTGTGGAAACTGCTTAGTCAGTTCGTTAATAGGTATGGTTTTTACTTCACCTACGTAATATACATCTTCAAAGTATGGTGAGTCAGTGTAAGAGTACACTAAGTTCTCTGGGTCTACATAGTCTATAACAACACCTTCAGATGAGTTGAAAGAAGTTTTCACAGCGCCAATGCCTAATACTGTTAGATCGTAAAAAAATCTTTTTTTGGTTAGCTCGTATCTATTACCTTCCATGAGAACACTTATAGCCTGTTCTTCGGCTAGCTCGACAGCTTGCTTGTAATCTAGCTGCATATGTAACGCTAACTCGTCCTCATCTTTAGGTAGCTGATCTTTGTCAAAGTTTCTTATATTCACACCTAAGGCTTGCTCTGAGAAAGAGTTTAACTCTTCAGACCTCATGTCAGCTAATATAGCCTCCATGTAATCAGTTCTTTTTTGAACGCCAAACGGATCTTGTGAATAAGCTTTTATATCGTAGGTTCTTTCAGCTATGCCGTTAACTACTACATCAACAAACTTAGGTATGATAGGTACAGGCTTCCAGTCTAGATTTAAATAAGATAAGTCACCGTTGATAGATAATTCATCTTTATATTTCTGTATAGACTGCTCACCTCTAGCGTATAGTCTTAATCTGTGGAAATTATTTTGATTGTTAAGATACCTATTATTGTAGCCGTCACTAAACCATTCGCTCTCGATAGCTTTAGCAACTTTCATACCATAGTCGTAGCTAACTTTTTCAATATCGCTAACTACTTGACTTGGGAAATAACTTTTTATAACTGAATCAGCCATGCTTAATTTTTAATTATTTGTGACGAAAAACCGTCGTTCGTATATCTAGCCATACTTATGTTAACCTTATTGCTTTTTTTGTTAGCTACAGGTTTGTACAAATGCCTATTACAAGCCATTATAGCTAAACCAGAACTAATCGAAGCATCATGCTTTGTTCTTTTGTTTATGTCAAACTTAGCCCAGTCGTTCAGCGTCTCATTAAAATACATCGTCCCGTAATCACCTTCTTGCTTTATCCCAACGTGATCGTTAATGTACATTTCAATTGCCGCTGCATGAGCCTGCTTTATATCTTCACTAGAGTTTGGCATACCACCTATTTCCTTTTCAGTAGTAGATAGCTTGTTCCAAATCTTGTCTGGTCTATTCATACTAAACCCTCTGTAGCCTCTTCGCTTAAAGTAGTATAGTAATCTTGGTTTATTGTTCTCTGCTAATATTGGCATACCATAAAATACGCAAGCCATTAGTATATCCTCAAAGAATATCTCAGCGGTCTGTGGTCTAGCAACATACTCCAAGAAAAACGTGTTAGCAGGAGCTGACTCCATACTAAACTTGGTCAGTCCATGAAGAGATCCGTTGGATCCTCGACCATCAACTGTGCCACTAATATCATAACTATCGCAACCAAAAGCTCCAACATGTTCGTTTCCTGGGTATTTAATTCCATTTTTAAGTATCACTCTATTTTGTAGATTTCTATCTGGAACCCAGCTTACTTTAAACCTACCGTTTGGGTCTGGAGTAAATAACACTTGAGTGTCTTTAACACCGTTAACCCATTGAAACGATCCTGTAGTTACAACAGAAGAGTTTCTATGGCCTTCATTGTAGTCTATTTGCTCGTATATCTTAGATAGGTTAAACAGACTGTTTTTAGTTTCGTCTCTAAAAGCATGCTCTGTAGTCCTTGGGAACTGACGATAAAATTCATTTAAAGCATCTTGATCATCTTTTAATCCATCTACTTCATTATCCCAATGGTCAATTACACCTACGTCTATTAGTTCACCGTCTGGTCCATGAACATCTCGTCCTGGAGTAGTGAAGACAGGCTGTCCATACTCATCAATAAATCCTTCAAAGTTCCATTCCATTGGTATAAACAAAGCATATAAACCAGATTTTGTTTGACCATTTCTATTTCGTTTTGTGACATCGCTGTCGTTATATAATTTCTTAAAGTTTTCACCACCTTTGTCAAGAGCATTACTTGTTGAGCCCATCATACACTTACCGATAACCTTACTACCTAGTCTAAGGCAGGTTTTAGTTACACGCCAGTTGTTTAATATGTTATCAGGTTTATCCCACTTACCACTTTCATCATGTACTAATAGTGATAGCTTTTCTCCATCATAGCTGTTGTCTCCTGTATTTTTCCAGTCAATGGTAGTATCTAGTCCTGCGAGCTCCTCAAGCTTCTCATTTGATGTTATTTTACGTCTAGTAAGTTTACTAGCTGGTACACGATAAGCAAGCTCTGTCTTTGGTCTATCCATACCGTCTTGAATAGGTTTGAAAAAGAAAGGGTAGTTAATAGATATAGGTACAACCTTGTCCGTAAACATCTTCTTAGCATCAGCACCAGACTTTGACAATATACCAAACCTACTATCGCTTGATATTGTAGCTTGATTCACAGTCTCTGCAGAAGACATGAAGGAGAAACCAGAACGTCTATTCTTGAGGTAACACATACCATAGCTTCTAGTGTCAGCTTTACAAGCCTCCCAGAATAAAAAGAATAATCTATTGGCTTCACGAAAGTCAGGGCGACCAACGTCAATCTTAGTCCATTGTAAATACATATAGTGCGTACCTACAATATAAGTTGGCTTGCCGTTATTACTAAACCAAAACCCATCGTCACGACGTTTAAACTCTTCATCTATATAGTCAAACCACTTGTCCTTCTGCTCTTCAGGATAGTTCTTCCAGTCAAATATACTTTTCAGCTTACTAAGCTCTTTAGGTTGATCGAAAGCAACCCACTTGTCTTTATCGTTTTTATATATATTCTTTGGAGCTAGAGGTAGAGCTATTTTAAGACCTTGTATATCGTATATCTCACCGATTTGACCAGTCTTAGATATTACTACAATATCATTCTCCTTGTCGTAGCCATACTTCCACTTCTTAGACTTGTTAAGCCTTTTTATGGTGTTTGACCTGACAGGTTCAATTATCTTATATAGTGTCTGCTCGTAACTCATTTAGATCGTCCTTCAGCGAATCCTTTAAATACACGTTCTTCCTTCTTCTCAGATTCTTTTCCATTGAGTATCGTCTCTTCCTCTTGTATTCTGTTAAGTATTTCGAATGCATCAAATATAGCGAGTTTCTTCGTCGCAGCGGCGTTTTTAAGTCTGTCAGCAGTAATATCATCGCCACTATCAACGATAGCCTCTTTAGCCACTTTGATGAGTTCTTCAACTGCTTTATGTCCAGCTTGGATTATACTCTTCTTCGTCTCCTTGATATTCATATATTATATTTATGTCGTTAGATAAAACTCTATATAGTCTTTGGTTATCTACGATAAATTCAAATTCATTGTATGGTTCATAACCTACTAAATCGCCTACGTCTACAGACCCATCAGTGTATTTCACTATACCAATCAAAGGTCTTTCTTTAGCTTCGCTAAACATGTCTTTGTTCTTGATAGGCTTTACAAAGCAATAGCCTTTTAAAGGTTTCCACTTATCATTTTCTTTGTATGCAAATATTTGATCCTCTGTAACAAAGTATTTATCTTCTTCAAAGTAGCTCCTACTGTTTTTTTCTTCTCCTCTAATGTTATGCCAACGTCTAAAAACATTGTGATGAACTATAACAGTGTCACCAACCTTAATATCAGTATCTCCAATAGCTGGTACAGCTAAAACCTCAGCCTCTCTATTAACGTATTGATGATTAAAAACCTCTGTGTTTAGTATTAAGTTTTTACCGTCAACGTCTGTAGAGTTATTATATCTACCACCTTTAGGTTTTATAATATAATCGTGTAGCGCTTGCATTAGTATTCTAAGTTATACTCAACAGATATAGCCATATTTTTATTAAAGTCTTTCCAAGGTAAAACATCGCTACCTTTTTTAATATATATGCTGTACTTGTCTTTCTCTTCTAATATATTACAGATGGTATGACCACCATACACTTCCTGATTAACAGAGTAGTGCATGGCGTCAATCTTGTAATCTTTACCTATTGTTATCTTACGAATTAGCTTGCCCATCTTCTTTGTAGTTTATACTACCATCAGCTATGCTAATATCTGTAGTTCCATACTCTGTTTGAAACTCCTCTTGAAGTTTAGCAAGTAGATCTTGTAACTCGAATACCTGGTGAAGTAAGTTGTGTTTTCTTGTTTCAGTAACACCTATATCATTCTGAGTGGTGCTTATTGCCTTTACTAGTGATTGCATCCTTTGCAATTGCTCATCACTAATCTTGTCTTTCCTAAGGTTAGCCACCTTCGGCGTCTTTCTTTTTGCCATAATTTAATTTAATTTAAGTTAATTGTAAAATTTATTATTCTTCGTATGTTATGCCATTATTAGATAATATTGTAGTGAATTCATCTTTATCTAAATAAGTATCTACTTCAGTTTGTCCTGATGATAAAACTTGTTCAGGAGTTACTATTCCGTAACCTGTTATTATAGTTCTATCATTATTCCAAACAATAAAGCAAGTGTCTTGTGTTGGGTATTTTAATATATCTGCCATATCTTTACTTATTATGCTTGCCCTCCATCTTGTATTGTCCAACTATCATCTGCTATCAAACTTGCGTGTGATGCTGCTGCTGATGCTGAATATTGTATTGAACCACTATCTACTACTAAGTTATCTAAAACATCTTGCGCTGCCCATCTTATAAGTAAAGCACTATAATTAGCTGTACTCATTGAACTATCTTTAATAAATCTTACTAAAGCATTTGCGTTAGTTAAACCTTCAAAATCCCAAGCACTTATGTCTTGATTGAAAGCACTTGCACTAAAAAACATTTTTTGCATAGAAGTAACTAAACTCATATCCCAAGAGTTAAGTGGTTGATTAAAAGCACTTGCACCCTCAAACATGAAATCAGCTAATGTTACTGAACTTGTATCCCAAGAGTTTAAAGGTTGGTTAAATGAAGTACAACCATTAAATAATTTTCTTATACTTGTAAGGTTGCTAGTATCCCAACTATCTAAAGGTTGATTAAATGAGGTAGCTCCATCAAGCATACCTTCAATACTTGTTGCGTTTGTTAAATCCCAATTTCCGATAGCACCATTAAAGTTAGTACAATTTCTAAACGTGTTTGATAAATGATTAATATCTGCTGCATAAATAGGTGCATCAGTAGCAGTACAAGTCATATTAGAACAACCGAAAAATGTATTACCAATATCAAAATCAATAATACCCCAATTAGCAATATTCATCATCTTTAGTTTATCACCACCATTATTAAACTTCATCTTAGTAAACCCTTTTGTAGCACTTTCTAAGATATAAATGTTATATGTTCCTGCGCTTGAATAAGTATGAGTTATATCAGTTTGAGCACCATCAGCACTTGTTAGCGTTGTTGTAGTATCATCACCCCAATATATAGTGGCGTTAACATTCTTATTAGCTATTGGTATTGTAAATTGGTCATCGTTAGAAGTACCTGCATTATCAGTTTTTACCGTAAATGCAAAAGCATCACCTGTCCAAAAGTTTTCGTCAGCTTCAACTAGCGAATTTATTTTTGATATACTAAGGCCTAATCCTAACATTACTTCTTGTAAGCAATGAATGTTTCACCAGACGCTACGGTCACAGCTGTAATGTCACCATATACTATAGTGCCGGCTTTATACGTAACACCAGTGTAAGTACCAGTGCCATCAGCTAAGGTAAATGCAGTTGGAGTACAGTCTGTGATAAACTGCACAGCGTAAAAGCTACCAGTCGTAGCACCCGTACCTGTAGTGATAACAGACCCCATTCTACCTATCGCCGTATCTTCTATAAATAATTTCCCCATTATTCTATTTGTTTACTTGTTCGTTTTTGTTTGAACTCCCACCGAAGAAGAAGTCTATAATAGTATTAACCTTCGCTGACATAGCACCGAAAGTAGTGGATATAAATCCTATTTCATAATCACCTAATACAACGTCTTTTAAAACGAAGTATCGGAACATTACATATGTCAAGCCAAAATAAGCTACTGTAAATAGTGAAGCTAATACTTTCTGGATGAAAGCATCGTCCTTATACATATCTCTAGCATCTTTACGATCTTCAACTTCTTTAGCAAAAGCTTCACGCTCAGCATCGAGCATTATCTTCTTAAGCTCTAGCTTAACCTTTTCTCTTTCTTCATCTGTGGTAATTATCTCGTCTAGTATGCCTTCTGCATTATCTACGACCTTACCAAACAAACCACCTAGTATATTATTTATCATATTAAATTTTATTTGCTTCCCATGGAAGTGATGGATCACCTTCTACAAATTTCTTACCTGTATTTGGGTCCATTATATATCCGTTACCTCTTGGCCATACTTGACCCATGTGATAAACAGCATTATCATCGTAAGTTGTCTTACCAAGCTTCATGTCTGTTTGATGTTGCATTTCATGAGTGGCTACATAGCCTACCATATCCTCAGGCACGCTCTTGTCGATGTATATTGATCCATCGTCGTTAGCCTCACCCATAATACCATCGCCTAGCTTCTTACGAAATATTTGATTGTCTTTAGGGTTCTTAAAGCTTCTTTTCTCTCCACCTAGTTTAAACGCCATTATCTGTCTTTATCTTTTATCATATCGTCAATAGCCTTATTGAAGACTTTGTCGGTGTATGATTTGTTTTTATAAAACGCACTTTTTTCATGAGTAGGTATATCTTCTTCACTCATCAGTATGCGGTAGATTCTACTTACTAAAAGATCACACTTGAAGGACACTTTATAAATAGTGTATTTTATCGTAGTTCTATTGCGATGTCTCCAAGGTTCTATCCAACCAGCTTGCCTAAGTCTATCCCAACGCTTCTTATCCCAAGAGTATATGTACTCACCGTCTTTAAACTCTTGCCTATTAAACCTACCTTGATGTGTTAAGAATATAAGTAGCTCAAGATCTGCCTCCATAATACCGTAAGTCTTACAAGCCCATTTTCTAACGAGCCTGTAATACTTCAGTAATGCTAAATCTTTTAAATCCTTAGCGTCTCGTATCATTCTACGATAACTATATCATTAATCTTAATAACTCTGTAAACCTTGTCATTCCAGGTAATATCGTTACCAGCGTGCTTGTCATAGGTGATAACATCACCGTCCTTTACACCCTCAACTAGATTACCAGTTGAGATGACATTAGCTTTAGAGTATCTACCTTCCTCGTCGTTCATCTCTGTTATGATAAGTCCCGCGATCTTCTTAGGTTCTTGCTTGATCTTCTCTACAACTAAGTAGTAATTAATTGCTTTCATCTGCTCTAGCGTTTGATATTACACAATCTGCAGATACAATAGTCATAACAACACTCACTGCATTTTTGAGGGCTGACTTAGTTACTAATACTGGATCTATAATACCAGCTTCCACCATATCAACAGTTCTACCGGTTGTTACGTCAATACCAAGACCTTCGTTCACCCTCATCTCTGGATTTAGCCCAGCGTTAAACATAATAGTCTTGTAAGGGGATTCTATAGCTCTAAAC